GTCGTGATTGAAGGAATCTGCCCATAAGCTTTTGTGCATAAGAAATTTGAAGGGTCATATGATTTATCTAAATCTGCTCTTCCATCTTTTATACCCAATCCTATATTGTCTGGGTTTGGGATTATTTGTTCATCTGATTTAGAGCTGGCCCCCGCACCAAATTGTATTTCTAATTCATTATTTGGTTTATGTCTAGATACAAATCTTCTTGGAACTTGTTTTAATTGTAATAAGTAAGGAGTATCATCACTAAACTGATTTAATAAAGGATCATTAGCAGCTGTATTAGATACCTCTTCAAATTTTGTATCCTGTGCTAAATAATCAACTTCTTCCCATTCATTACCATCTGAATCTGTTATAGATTCTATTGACATAATATTAGTGTCAAATAAAGTTATTGTTTTAAATCTTTCAGCTTCTCCTATAGTAAAAGTTTGTGATTTAGCAGTTCCGGATAAAGCTCTTACATTCTTTTTTAATAAAAAATATTCAGGATTACCCGATGCATCAAACTGATGTACACTAGAAGTAGTGGGACTAAAAGAAGAAGAATATGTAAAATTACAATCTTCAGTTAAGTAAAAACTTGTTCCTTCAGTTGAGTTGAATGTAGAGTTTCTCTTTACTCTTAACCCATAATTATAATCTTCTACATAAACAGTATTCCCACCTCCATCTGTTGTTGTTTTAGAGGGTACTAATTGAGATATTTCTAATATAGTACTAGCTGCGGATGTTGCTTTTGGTTTATATCCTAAAGCATAAGCTATATTATATAAATTTTCTTTATCTTGTGCTAAGGTTAAAAAGGTTTCTTGTACTTGAGTATCTGTGTAGAAGGAAAGAACATCCCCTACATAGGCCGCCATTTCTAAAAACATCATCCCTGGGTTACCTTCACTAAAATCATTAAAATTTTCAGGAAAATAAGTTTTGGCAAATTCCATAAGTTGTGATTTGAAAGAATTATAATCTTTACTTATGTATTTTACGTCTTTATTTTTAAATTTATTTAATATTTTATTATAAGCCATCTTAACTAAAATTTAATTGTATACTATCTTGTTTCCCGTTTAATAAGGATTTATAAGTTATACCTACAAGTATAGTGTGTCTATCTACTGATGCTATTCTTGTTATAACGTTTAATACCTTTATATTAGGTATATATATTGAGGATTTACGTATTATTTGTTCTTTTAATACTTCTAAATCTAAATTTTGTTCAAATAATAATTTTTTTAATCCTACCCCATATCTAGGTATATTTACCCTTTCGCCTGGTTCTGTAAGTAGTAGGTTTATAAGGTTAGCTTTTGTTTGTTCTTCTATTGTTTCAGTACCATTAAACATATTTTCTTCGTTTAAGGGAAAAGCTACCCCTATCTTAACATTTTTATTAAGATCTAAAGGGTTTATTCTTTTAATTCCTGATATTATAGGCATTTATTATTTATTATTTCTATTATCTATTGCTTTCATTAATCCACTATAATCCCTAGTTACGGCATCTACTACTTCTTTGGGTGCTGCTTCTGCGGGTACTCCTCCTATACTAGAAAAATCACCATCTACAGAAACTGGTGATCTATTACCACCTAAATTTGTATCTCCTTGAGCCGTTTCATTTAATAAGTCATTTAATGTTGAATTATTTGTAAAATTTAGGGGTTGGTGATTTTTAACTGGGGATTTACCCATAATTTTTTCTTTTAAAGTAGGATTATTTTCTTCTACGATTCTAGGTTTTACTTCGTCACGTAAATCTTCTTTTAGTGATTTTATTTCTCTATGTAATGCATAGTCAATTTCTTCTCTAACTATTTTTCTTATTAATTTTTCAAATACTTTTGCTTTCATATTTCATCATTTATTATAAATATAATCTTTTTTTAATTTTTTATGGTTTTGAAACTAATATCGTAATCTTCTTCTAAAGTTTCTTTAAGTGCAAAGACTCTCTTTACATACTTTTTATTTGTTGAGTTTAATACCTGTGCATATACATCTTCATATTGATCTTGTAATAAACTTAGATATTGATCTAAAGGAGTAGGACCATCAGGGTTAGGTAATACACTACCCCCTTCATTACCCGTCATTGTGTCTGAATTTACTGATTCATTAGCAGCATTTGCTAATTCATCACATCCACCTACATGGTTGAGATATAAACTGTGTATAAATGCTTCTATCTTTCCTATTTCATCAAGTATAAAAGTTAATTTTAATAATATTTTATCAAGTGGTGACATTATTCTCTCAGCTTTCTTTTGATAAAATAATATCATAAAAGGTATTCCAATCATTAATGCTTCTAATTCCTTAATTTTTGTTTTTGCTTCAACTAATTTTTGACGAAGTTCTGTTGACATAAAACCATCTGCTATTGGTCCTTTTAATACAAATAAAGCTACAGGTATTGCTAATGAAAGTGCTTTTAAAATAGGCATTATTATAGGGTCTACTATATTATTTTTAAGGTCATTTATAGCCCCTACTACTCCTTCTCCTTTAATTATAGGTCTAACCTTTCCGTCTATTCCTTCTAATTTTTCTTTAGCATTTCCTAATAAGTTTTTAATTCCTGTTATTTTTGTAAGTAATTTTTGTCTAACCTTCTCATACTTATCAAGACCAGAAGCACTACATGAAGTACTATTAACATCTACTTTGAGTGCTTTTAAAATAGTCTCAGGTGTCATTAATTCATTTTGAAGTTCAATTAACTTCTTATTACCTTCATTTCTTAATTCAGTTTCAGCTCTAACTAGTAAAGAATCTATCTGATTATTTATCATATTTCTTACTTGTTGTGATGCCATTTTATACTAATTTTGTGTTTTTACTTTTAATATCTTCTAAACTCTCTATTATTTTATTTAAAGACCTTTGTCTTTTTTTAAATATAATATTATTTTTAGGGTTCATACCTGTAGGTGTTCCTCCTTTAGTTGTTATATATGATATTTGGAATATAATATCAGCATAAACAGTTTCAATTGAATATAATATATCTTTTAAAGTTGTTATTAAATCATCTCCTAAAACTGCTGGTTGTACTGGTAATGTGTTGTTATATTCTAATCCTAAATATATGTTAGGTGAATTTATTATAAATTTGCTTTTTTCTTTATCAGGGCTTGTATCAAAATGAAAACTACCATTAGTACTAAAACCTATAGCTTTATCTGAGTACATTAATATACTATCAGTTTTTGCATTAAATAATAATCTATCCGAGTTTATTATTACTTGATTCCCTTGATAAGCATTTGGTAATTTAGGTATATAAGTCATTTTATAATAAATTTTCGTCAGCTAAAGTTATACCGTGTGTATAGTCCCCCAACCTTGTTGTTAATTCCCCTTCATATATTTTGTGGATTTTTTCTACTTTTGAAGAAATAGAGGTTATTTTTGGGTTATTTTCTTTAACAAAAGAAATATGAATCCAAGAATAATCTTGGTCTATTTGTGTAAACCTTCCTCTCTCAGGATATTCCCATATTAATTGATTCCATGAAGGTAAATTTTTAAAACACCAATTCCATATTAAAGAAGTAGGATGTTTTGTACTAATAATATCAGCAGCGTAACCCCAAACATGTTGTGAATTAGGATTCCCACCTAGAAATCTTTCTAATTCAGATGATTTATAAACAGATGTAAGTTTAATAAAATCACTACCAAAAGCTTTTACTATAGGATCTATACAATTTTGGTATAAACTTTGAATATTAGACCAAACATATGCTTCAGTGAGGCAAGGATCTAGACTTATATCTGCTCCCGGATAATTATTTATACTATTATCCTTAGCTGCTTTACTATATATTGTATGTATTCTTTTAAAATCTGCCATTTGTTTTTATTTATGATACACCACCACCTCCCCCCATATTAAATGGATTAACAGCTGTATTATCTACAGGAAGGGATATATCTAATACTTCGCCTATATCAAAACTTTCTAACAAGAAGTTATCTGTTGTTATGTCAGGAACATTATAACTTTCAGGTATTGCAAGGGCATCGTTTACTGATATTATTTGATTTTCTGAAGGTGATATATCAAAATGAGACGCCCCTGAATCATTATACGTAGATAATTCGTCTTCTACCTGTGTATCTATAGGGTTTAGGGGGTCAGGGGTATTTAATTGTATATCTTCTTGCACATCTGTAGTTAATGGTGTTTCTTCATCTATTTCTGGTTCTATATGTTTTTCGTTTTCGCTATTATTTCTTTTTGTTTGGTATGATTCTTCATGGGTGGAAGCAGGTATAAATATATTTATACTTTGGTTTGAACATAAAAATATACATGAATCATCAAAATTAATATGTTCTATGGTATGGTCAAAGTTACTATCATCTGCTCTGTCGTGTATTTTTTGACCATTTCTAATAATGGTAATAGGGTCCCCAACGTTTCCTTTGCTACTCCAATAATTACGTCTTACAAGGTTTCGGGGAGTTGTAGCTCCAAACCTTATTGAATTACCAAACCTGCCTTCTATTATAAGGTCCCCCTCATAGGGTTGTAGGGGTCTTATATCTTCTAATTCTGGGAAGTATTCTCCTTTATAAAAATCTCCACTAGCATCAAGGGCATTAGGAAGGGCATTAAGGTTAGGGTCTTTATATATAGCGTGAGGATGTAAATAATAATCAACAAGGTTATTATGCTCATTATAATTAGGACTAGGGGCTGAAACTAAAAATACTATTTCATTGGGAACAGGGTATTGTTTAATATTAGCATTTAAAGGTTTGGCTTTATTACATTCAGAAAGGTTAGGGGGAGGGGGGTCATCCAAAAAAGTATATAGTATAGTTCCTATAGATAACTCTCCCGCATACCCAGGGTGGGAAGCGTCTAAAATAATATCTTGGACTCTTGCTATTTTAAGCATCTTCTTTTGGTTTATTAGGTATTTCTATTTGTTTAGGCTTTTCAACCGTTTTAGATATTTCTTCAGCTACGCTTTGGAGATGCTCCATTTCTTCTTCTGTTAATAATCCACTATCCCCACTACTTGTATTACCTGTGGATAAACGCTGTACTATGGCTGCCATTTTTATTAATTGGTCGTCGTTTTTTACACTAATTTCCATATATTCTTTAATTAAAGGTACTACTACTGTAGCATCTCCTAAAGATGTAATAAGAGGACGTAATTCAGCTATCAAGGAAGCTAATTGTTTTGCTTTTTTTGATTGATTTTTATGTATTTCTTTCAATAAATCAGAGAATGATTTATCATCAAATATTATTTGGTTTAATGGATCCATATTATGTGTTTATAATAAATATGGAAAAATTTAAATTCTTACATATCCTGTTTTGATGTATTCTTGATGTAGATTTTTGTATAGTTTTTTTAATATTTTTGTTACTTTAGTAATCACAGGTGTATCTACATTTGTCATTTCACGGATGTATATATATAAAGCCTTTTTATTGAAAATTTCTAAATTCTCTCTACGTACAAAAAGTTGATTTATAGCATCACATACTTTTCTATCTTTATCTTTTTTAAATAAAGTAAACATATGTTTATCTATATATAAAGTAAAATAATCAATAAAATCTTTTATTTCTTTTTTACGTTGATCCCTTCCCAATTGATGTATAACACCATCATCTTCGTCGGCAGCCATAACGTCTGTTGTTTGTTTTTTCTTTTTGTAATTGTTATTGTTGTATAGTATGAGGTAGTTTTTACCTACAATTGAAAAGTAACTAAAAGCTTTTGTTCCTTTTTCAGGTTTAAAATAATCTAATTTTTCTAGGAAAAAACAAATTACCTCATGTTTTAAGTCTTCTAAAGAATCTACTTCTGTGTAGTAGAATTTAAATGTATGTATTAAATTTTCGGCTAATTTATAGAAAGCGTAATGAATTCTATGATTGTATATATAGTCTCTTTCTGTTTGATCAGTAGATGCTAAGAATTCTGCTATTGCAGCGTCTGTGTCTTCTGTGAAGTATCTTTTTTTGGTTCTTTTTCTTCCTCTCTTTTTCTTAGGCGGTGGGATAGAGTTTGTTTCTAGTTTAATTTTTGGTTTTGTAGTCATATATTATTTAAGTGTAAATTCGTTTAAGGCGTCTTGAATTTTTTTTACTTCTTGAAAAAACCATCCTATTTCATCATCAGCATAAAAAGTACCTTTGGTGTCTATTTGTTTTAGTCTTATATCACATGATTGTATTGCTTCACTTTGTTTAGATATAAAGTCTTCTAAATTTTCGTTCTTTTTTAATAAGTTATATATAGAAAAACCCATTATAGTGACGAGTATTATAAGTATTATTGTTGCTATTGTCCAGCCCATAGTTTAATCTTTAAAAAACGAATCTATAACGTCTAAGGTGGCGTTAGATAAATTCGGGTTATTTTTTGTGTTTATCTTTTTTGAATTTCTTATTGTTTTATCCCCTTTAGAACCATTTTTAGGTCTAGATTTAGGAACAGCATCTGTTGCATTGTTCCATATTTCAAATTCAATTTGAGCTGCCATATGATCTGCTTGATGCATAAGTAGAGGTAAGTGGGATCTTAGTTTAGTTTCTTTCATTCCAGACATAAAGTAAAATTTATTACTTTCATCATATAATCCATCATGAATTTTAATCCCTATATATTCATTTTGAGATACTATACATCCTATTTGTTGTAATAAAAATAAAGATCGTTCTGGTATTTTCATAGCAGGGATGTCGGTGTTGAATTTATATATTTGGCCTAATTTATCAATATGCCATTGAGAATCATTTGGTTGATAGTACTCACCTTCTTGTTGACCCATCTTACCTAAATCATGGAATAAAGCGACGAAATGCATTTCTTCAATTGTATATGTGGATATATCTCCTCCCATTTTATTCCACGTTTTATATAATTCATTTGCGCAATCATATACACGTAATACATGGTCAACATAACCACCAGCAAATGCTGAATGGTGCCAGTTTTTAGCTGCGGCGGGCATCATCATTATTCTTTCTTCGAACTTTTCTAAAAAAGGAATAACTATATCTGATCTTTTTTTAGATATATTTGTTTTTATTTCGTTTAAATAACGATCCCAGTTTGATTGGATTTTTTCTGCTGATAACATAACCTATTTTTTATTAAAATGTACCTGTTTGGCTAGTACCTCTAGCCCCTATATTGCCTGTTTGTGATATATTTATTATGTTTTGTAGTTCTTCATATCTATCTTTCAATTCTCCTTCTGTCATAAATTGGATTGCTTTTGTATTTTCGCCTCTTTTAATAAATGTATGTAAACGTGCTAAAGATTGATCTAATCTATCCATAGCTGATTGTAATTGTCTTTCGTAAGCCATAATTGTTTTTATTTATTTAATTGTATATAGGAAAGAGACTTACAGAAGCCAAATTATTTGTTAGTTCTTATGTTAAGCCTTGCAGGGAGAATTTTTCCTGATGCGTTTCTTATAACTATTTGATATTTTAAAGGAACTTTTCCTTCGTCTTGTTGAAAAACTGGACTATTAGTTTCTATAGATACATCTAAATTTTTAGATGTTGTACCTGGATATTTTATTTGTACTGCACTTTCATTCAGTTCTCCTACCATATCATATGCCCCTTGTTCTCCGTCTATATAATGGATGAATATTTCTCCTTTTGTTTTTTCTCTTACATACCAGTAACCATATCCAAAAGAAGATGCTAATAGATTTTTAATTTTATCTAAATCTACATTAGATGATGGTTCCCATTCTCCTTTTTCTCCTTCTCCATTAATATAAGCATTTAAACCATCTGTCATTCTTTGTGGGTCTATACCACAAGCTTCAAATATTTCTTTAAATAGAGGCTTTTCATTATATTTACTTTCATCAAATATAGCTTGACCTTCTTCATTTAAATAAACAAAAGGCACATTACCACCATTATATATTCCAGAACCTTTTTTATTTTTAATAGATAAATAGATATCTTGTTCAGCATGTATTACAAGATCTGCTACTTTAGCTCCTAAATCTGTTGGTCCTTCGAACGATAATGGTCTTTTTGTGTCAGCGGCCCCCATAAATTCAGCGTCATCAGGGGTAAGGTTTTCGGGGTCAATACCTATAGTTGTAAATAATTTTTGAATATCTGAGAATTCTATTTCATCTAGGGGAAACCCAACAGATCCTTGTATTTTAGTTAAAAGATCTTGTTCGTAAACTTCTCCTTCATTGGCACCCCCTGCTAAAACTATTTGAACCTGTCCCTCTTCAGTTTCAAATTCAAACATATTATATTTTGTACTTTTATTGGGACCTGATTTAGGTTCATGGATTGTAATTCTGGGATTATTAAAGAGTGTATTTATTATTGATATAAATTGATCTTTATCTATTTTTTTCTTATTACCTATTCTGTAGGTATCTGTCATAGATGTTAGTCCCGCTTCCTGGCCTTCAGAAGAGCCTAATATTTGGGTTATAGCATTCCTAGAATTAGAAGCTTTGGTGCCTTCCTTTAAAGAAGATATTATTTTATTAGAAGGTAAATTTAGGTTCTCAAGTATCTGTTTAAGGATAGAGATATCAGAAGGATTATCCAAAGATGGATAACCCTTTTCTGACCTATATGACCATTCTAATAATAACTCATCAAGAGTCATGTTTTATTTAATGTTTGCTAATTTTTTAAATCTATTTTTAAAAGCAGATTCAGCTATCATTTTTTTATTTCTTGCAGCTCTTCTGTTTTCTTTATAAACACCTCCCATCTTTCCATTTGATCCTTTAGCTTCTTTTGCTCCTTTACCAAATCCATTACCTGATGCTCCTTCTTCTATATCTTCTTCTTCTTCTTCTTCTTCTTCTTCAGCATCTGGTGCATCTGGGGCTTCTGGTGCTTCTTCTTCATCACCACCTTCAAAATATGCTGTTAACATATCCATTATCTTTTTTAATGTTCCTTCTGCGTCTCCGCCTCCTGTAGCGTCTACATCATCATCAGATACATCTACTTTTGGACCTCCTGGTCCTCCCATTGCCATTGGTGGCATGTTTTGTTCATTTTGAAATGCTGAGTATTCTTCAGCTATCATTTTTTTAAGTTCTTTTAAAGTCATTTTTATTTTTTTTTAAGTTATTATTAGTCTTTATAATTCAACCCCAAAATTTATTATTATTAATCTAAACTTAATTCCGGGATTCCACTTAAGTTCAAATAGAGTTAATACTCCAAGTCTTAGGGAGATATCAATAATGTTTTTTTTATTACCTTCTCTCCAACTATTTATCCAATTCATAACTATTTTTTTGTTTTTTATAATTTATGGGCATCAGCTACTCCTTCTAAATAAGCGGCTTTTGCTATTTCATAATACATTTTAACCCCCATAGATCCTTCTCTTAAATTTACACCATATTCTTTACATATTTCTAAAAGTTTAATATGTTGGGCTCTTGTCATATTGTGTTCTGCTATTCCTCTTCTTTCACTAGTTTTAGATATTACTTCTGCTTCTTCTTCTTTTTCTATTTCTTTTAATCTAGCACCTAAAAGTTTAATTGTATCAGGTAATTTTTCACCATATACTGAATCTAAAGTAACATTGTTACCCTTTCCTTCTTCTCCAAAATCCTTTACATGTTTTTCAAGTTGTTTTAAAAACTTTTCATTTTCTTTTGTAAGTAAATTGTTATATTCTTCAACACCTCCATCTTGTCCTTTAAATTTATCCTTATATATTTGCAGCATTTCATCTTTTACATCTAAAATACTTTTAGGAGCAGGATCATCTTCTGTGTGTTCACTTTCGCTTCCTTTTTTACCTCTATATAGTAAATCTTTTATAGCTTCTTTTTCAGCATCAAAACTGTTGCCAGATTTCATTTTTGATTTTTTAGCTCCTTTAGTAGCAGCTTTATCTGCCTTTTCTTCATCATCATCAAATTCATCTTCTTCTTGTTCTCTAAGAATTGATTTTAATTCTGTTTTTATAGCTTCTTTAAGTTCTTCCATTTTATCTGATTTAGCCATTTGAGTATTTTTATATGAATATTTTTTATCTATTTCTTTCATTTTATATTCTTCGTCAAATTCTTTTAACCAAGCTTTGAATGTTGGTTTAGAATCTTTATTACGAAATTCTGTTTCATAATGAATTAAATTTGAATAATATGATGGATGGTCATTTAGGTTTTTTAAGACCTTTTCTGTGGATGCTTCTCTTTCTTCTATAGTTGATTCTTTTAATCTCATACACCCTATAGCTGTTAATTCGTAGTCCATACCTTTTCTAAATTCATATGGATTTACTCTATCTAAAGAGTTTCCTATATGTTCATATGTCTTTCCTTCTTCTGCCCCCGAACGTATTGTGCCTTCTTTACCAGAAGGTTTAGAATATTTGGGTTTATACCCATAAAATTTATCGTTTGCCATTTCTTTATACAGTGTTATTCCTCAATAAATATATATTTATTTTAAAAGGCGTTATTGTTTTACAATTCTGTTATTGATTATTTTATTATTATGGTTTATATTTAAATTATAAATGCCACTTGGTAAGTTAGTCATATCTATTTGTGTTGTTTTTTCTTTAGAAATTACTAAATTTCCTATCATATCATATAATTTTATATCAATTTCTTTTGTCATATTAAGTATATCAGTTACTGGGTTAGGATAAATCAATAATTCACTGTTCATTTCTTCTAAATCAATAGGCCATCCTAAATCACAGTAATTGTATAATTCTACACAATATGAATTCCAATTACCTGTGCAACATTCTGTATCAATTGAAATTACCCATTCAAAACAATCATTAGGTAACCAATAAGGAACTCCAGGCCCACCACTACATCCAGCATCATATTCACAACTACCATCATCTGTATTGACATTTCCATCGTAGTTGTAAGCATTAACATCAGTACATCCTGTTAATATATCAATACAAGTTCCATTATCTGTGTTTGCTAACTCGTCATAATTAAAAGCATTTGAATCAGTACACCCATAAACTACTTCGATACAACTAAAATCTTCCGTATTTGCGTCTGAGTTATAGTTAAATGCTGTTGAATCTGTACATCCTAAAACTATCTCTATACACGAACCATTATCTGTATTTGCTAATTCGTTATAATTAAAAGCTTCAGAATCAGTACAACCATATACATAGTCTATACATGAAAAATCGTCTACATTTGCTAATTCATTATAATTTAAGGCTGTTGAATCTGTACATCCCTCTACTATTTCGATACATGTTCCATTATCTGTGTTTGCTAATTCATTATAATTTAAGGCTGTTGAATCTGTGCAACCATAAATGTAATCTATACATGAAAAATCGTCTACATTGGCATTTTCGTTATAATTAATTGCGCTTGAATCTGTACAACCATAAACAATTGTAATACAACTACCATTATCTGTGTTTGCATTTTCATCATAATTTAATGCAGTGTTATCAGTACATCCGTAAATGGGTAAGATGCAACTTCCATCTTCTACATTTGCGTTTTCATTATAATTTAAAGCAATTGAATTTGTACAGCCTTCTACTATGGCAATACATGAACCATTATCAGTATTAGCATCTGCATTGTAATTTAAAGATGTAGAATCTATACAACCAAATACAACAGTTTCACAGGAACCATTATCTGTATTGGCGTTTTCATTATAGTTAAAAGCAGTTGGATCTGTACAACCATAAGCTATTGCTATACATGAACCATCATCTTCGGTGGCTTCTGGGTCATAGTTTGTTGAAGTTATAGCAGTACAACCACTTATTTCAAGTTCATCACATACTCCATCTGCGTCAGCATCATTAATGCATATATCACTACAATTATAATAATCATCAGGATAAGTACAACCCCCACTATCTGCATTGGCATTTGAATTATAATTACATGCATCTACATCTGTACATCCTAGGTATATACAATCACCCCCATCTGTATTGGCATTTTCATTGTAATTCCAGGCTGTTATATCCATACACCCAATTACTTCAGCTACACATGAACCATCGTCAAAGTTTGCGTTTTCATCATAATTGAATGCTATTTCTTGAGTACATCCAGGTATAATTTCAACACATGAGCCGTCATCTGTGTTTGCTTCTTCATTATAATTTAAGGCTGTTGAATCTAAACACCCTTCAACTGTTGGAATACATAAAGTACCACAAAAGGGCATTGCTTGATATACATTATAAAATGGAGGACTAAATGATTGAAGTGCTCCTTGACCATTATCTGCAAAAGGATTCCACCCTTCATATAATAATATGGTGCCGTTTGCGTTTGTTAATTTAAATGAATTATGTAAAGTTTGGAATTCTACTTCTTCTGGTGGTGTTTGTGCACCTCCTACTTCAAAATAATAAATTTTAACAGGTTCGTCTGTTTCTAACCATATAGGGAATGTTTGTTCATATTGCCCAGGCCCCATTGTAAATGACCATTGATTATCTCCTTGAACAACTCCTAAGAATGAATTACCCCACCCATCAGCACCAGCGTCTCCTATCCATAATTCATAGTTACAGTTAGGGTATATTTCCATTTGCGTAGCTAATGAATCATAATTAAATGCATTTTCGTTTATGCAACCAAACACATGTTCTGTAAGACATGAACCATCATCTGTATTTGCTGCTGGATTGAATTCTTGATAATCAAAATCTGTACATCCTAATACTTCTTCTGCCTCACCACATATAGTTGCTTGTTGCCATGTTGAATAAGCTACATTTCCAAAACCAACTCCTACTGTATCTTGTTCTGCATTTACCCAAGTATTTGAAGATAATGAAGTTATTACTTCTCCATCACACCCTTTTATAACAACATCACCATCTACTGTTCCACCTGAAGTAGAACCTGCCATACCATCACCAAAAGTATCTGATATAATAAATTCAAATCCTGATTCTAATGCACAAACATTATATGTGTAAGTTTGCCCTACATCTTGAAAAGTGTATGTTCCATCTGGGATTTCTGTAGAACCATCACCACTAACAAAGGACCAACCTGTTTCACCTGGCCAATTATCTAAAGTAACTTCTATTACTATTGGAGTATACCCATATTCACATGCTTGACCCCCACAAGAGCCATCGTCTACAGTAGCCCAAGGGTTATAATTAGGAGCATTTTCATCTGTACATCCTTGTGTACATGGGTATGGAGTAAAGAATATAGTATCTGATACTAAGCTATCCGCTGTAGTAAATTGGGCGTAAAATTCATCTTCCCAATTAGGGGGCATTGTACCATTACCAGCATAAACTCCCCATATACCATTATCTATATTTGTATTAAAAACATACTCATTAGTATTTTCACTACCATAAGTTATTTGAACTATATTACAGTTTGGATTAATTGAAGGATCCCAATTGTAATAAAGAATTGCAGAACCCCCATCACAAGATTGTTCTACATAAATATTATCGATTGATTCACAAGGTGGGTATTCACATAACATTAAATCGTTTACATCAGCATCAGGGTTATAGTTAAGTGCATTTTCATCCATACAATCAACTACT